AAATGGTAACGGATGAGTACTTAATTTGATGTTTGCATATTTCGCAGTCTCTTGTACTTTCCTATCAATATTATCAACTAACCAAGTATAATCCCATCGTCTATGTACATCCTGGGCTATTAAATCTATCTCCGATTGTTTTAAATTAGGATAGTAATTTTCTAGATGTTCATTGATATTAACCGTAATGTTATAAGTCATAAAAAAGAGGCAGGAACTCTACCTCTTATTTAACAAGTTGTGTCAAGTGATTTACTTCTCTAATGTTTCATCACAATACTGTTGAAGTGTATCTAATCTCTCTGGATCATCCTTAATAAGATATACTAACTCATCTAATAGTTCTTCTAATATCTCACCATCTTGACGACAAGTATAATATAAATCCTCGATTAATTGCTGCCTTGTTTGTAAGTTCCATTCTGTTGTTGTGTTCATTTTACCTCCTGTAATTGTCTTAAATTGGTTAGTACTTTCTCTCTTAATTGAAACATAGGTGTATGATGTGCATTTTCTTCAAAACCATCGCGCTCAAAGAAATCAGTGTCATTATCTATTACAAAGTCAATGCAATCTAACAAGAATAGTGTTTCCTTTTCATTATAACAACTCATTAGTTTACCTCCTCAAGTTGTGCATAATAGTTGTCAGTAACCGATTGTAATTCTGCATAGATTCTATCAACATTTCCTCTCTTACTATTCTCATCATGTTTACCTACCCATCCAGCACTTACCTCATCTAAGTAATATAATAT